CCATTTTAACACTGAGCGAAGTGCCTGTGTGTTATTGTCTCTGAGAATTTTAATCTTTTGTGCTTTAGTTTTGGCATTAGATGCCTTTTTCATAACTTCAGAAATCAATAGTTTCATAAGAAATACAAAGAATCGTTTTGTTTATTTAGTCATTATCCTCAAAGGGATCTGTGTCAAAGGGATCTTTTTGATTAAAATCTACACTGATCAATTTTGAAACATAAAATGGAAGTGGATTTCCTTCTTCATCCATCATTTCTGGATGAGGTGTGAGAGAAACTTCTTCACGTGCATCTGAAATGCTTTCAGTGAGATGCTCGTAGTATGTGTGAGCAAACCATCCAAATATAAATCCCAACAGTGTTCCACCAACAGTAAATAAAGTTGAGAACACAAGAACTACAGATAAGTCCGTAAATTCCATCTTTTTACCCTCCTCTTTAGGTTGATCCTTTTCAGGTTCTTCTAATTTTTGTTTTTGACGCTTTCTCCTTTGAAGCATAAACTCATCACCTTTATTTATTGGTGATTGCTGCTTTTCTTTTTCTGGTTTTTGATCCAGGTTTTCTTCCTGGTTTTCTTTCTTGTTCATACTTCCATGCATCATTTAAAATTTTGTAGAGATAGTCCTTAATTTTACGTGCTTTAGGTTTAGACAAATGTCCATATGCTTCTTTAGCAATAGTGTCCTTACCCTTTAAGTATCTTTCTAACTCTAAAACTGTGTCAGATATACTTGCAGCAGTAGAACTTTCAATAAATTTGCTCACCTCTCTACGAGTGAACTTATATGATTTGACGTAGGTATAAAGATCGAACATAAACTTTCCATCAAAAGCAGCATCGATAGATCTTTCAACGAGAGAATAAAGTTCTTCTGTAGGTTCCATTAGATGAGTTTGTTTTCTTGAAGATAATGCAGTGTATCCTTAAATCCTCCGATGTGTCTAGTGTTAATAGAAATTTGGGGGAAGGTAGCACCCTCACCAAACTCAGCGTAGAATTCTTTTTTAGTAAAGTCGTTCTGATACTTGTATTCGGTGTATTTGATATCAAGGTTATTGAAAAGCATCTTTGCTCTTTCACACCATTGACAATCCTTTTTAGAGTATAGAATTACTTCCATGTGTTGTGAATAACTGTAATTAATTATAATAATAAAAAATCAGGGTGTCAACCCTGATTAATTTTTCTAATGAAAAAGGGACCAATAGGTCCCTATTTTTAAAAGTGTATAAGTTAGAAAGTATACTTAGTTCCTAATTTTACACCGTATCCGTTGTCACTGCCTTCTGCAGTTTGTACTGAGAACTCACCGTAAACACCAACGGCATCTGTTACGTCAACAGAACCACCAAGGTATCCAATGAAATCAGTGGTTGAATCGCCACCGTCAGCAGCAGTTACAATAGGACCACCAGATACATACCAGTTTTCTCCTTCCCAACCAATTTGTGCTTCAGTCGTTGTGCCTGTGTAATCAGATCCTGTTAAAGAGGAGTTAACTTCTACGTTAACATAAGGACCTGCAAAAGCAGCACCAGCGAAAAGGAATGGAGATGCAGCAACTGCTGCTAATGTTGATTTAATCATTTTTGTTTAAATATTTTCTCGTAAGGAAAAACCCTACGGATGTTAGATGACCCCGACATGGGTCTCTTTTAATCTACGTAGGGTTACGATCTTTCGAGTCCTTCGTAATGTTATTTAGTATACACTTTCTTTGGGATTATGTCAAGGTGTGCATTACGACATTCTGAACCATTGTTGTTCCAATGTCTAATGACTCCTGATATGATAAAACAATTTGTCACCAAATAAGAAACAAATATAACAGTTCTTACAATAGCAACTACGTTATCATAAGGTGCTGTCTTATCATCGGAAAAACTTCCAAGAGAGTATTTCCATATTTTAATCAGGGTACCCATCATCATCGTCTAAAGAAAGAGGACGACACTTTGCAATTTCATCATACGTATAAGAAGATAAATCAGAATAGATTTCTGATTCTAATTCATTGGTAAGACGTTTAAGGTCGCTTAATAACGCCTTTAATCTTACTTTATCAATCGCCATTTGTCAACCCCCCTTGTTTTTGAGTATATTTATTAGAAACAACTTATCTCTGACCTTATTAAAGGAAACAAACATGTTGTTGTATCTGTTATCACCGAAATAAAAAGTATCAATACTAGGATACCAAAAAGAAATAATGTTTTCATCCCCCTGCCATGTCGTCATAGTTAATGTCTTCTGCATCAATAATTGCTTTCATCATCTCTGCTATATCTTCCTCTGGTCTAGGGTTTTCATGATGTTTTCTAATGTCATTATGCAATCTTTCGACTGGTGACATCTCGTTTGATTCCTTTGACGACATAACTTTCTACCTCTGTTTCTAGTTGTCAAGTACCTCTACTCTATCTAGTTGACGTGTTCCAGCATAATTAAACCATGTGTTTCTTAAAAGATCCCAGTCATCAATGACCATCGCTTTTTTGTTTTTGAAGATTAATTTATATTTGTGACGATCATATGGAGCGTCAGATGTTTGAGTAAAATAAGACATAATTAAAAAAAAAGAGGGGAAAACCCCCTCTTGTGTTACTTCTCTGCTTGTCTAGGATCAAACAGATTCCAGTGATTTATATTGAATGGTTGTAAATAAACCCATTTAGCATAATGGATACCCCTGTAACATAGCATTGCAAACACTCGTTCAGGATCGTGTTTTTCAGAATCATACTCTGGTAGATCTGTCGTGCCCCAACTAAAATGGATTTTTAGCATTGGTCTATCCTCTATTTAATTGAAGAAGCATTACCTCTCCATAAATTAAAGATAGAACAACAACCATTGCAAGAGAAATTTCTGCGATTACTTGCATAACTCTTCCTCCTTGTTTTTAACTGCAACACCTCTGTAAACTAATTGTTTTTGCTGAGGTTCTTGCTGCTTTTGTTGTTGTACACGAGTATCAGTATCGTACTGAACTCCTCTGTAAGTGACTTGTGCCATTTGTTCTTCTCCTAAAGTAGTTGGATGTTTAATCCGTTCCTTCAGTCGTTTGCGTCCCTACAATTTAAACCCTCTAATTCGCTGAACTCATAGTACATATCGATGATTTCTTCTCGCTCGTGTTCTTTTAGATCAGGGTATGACCTAGCACGATTGATAAGAACCCCGATGTCTGCACATGAGATTGCTGTAGCAATTAAAGTTTCAATCATAAGAGATGAACGATCCGTTCCGTGACTTACTTGCGTCCAATAATAAAAGTATCACATTCATCTGACACCTTTGTTCTCAAGTAATCTATAAGATACTCGTGAGCATCAGAGTTAAGATTCTTATTACTAAGTATCTCAATCCTATTTTGATTCCACTCTGCACACGACATTTCCCAATGGAAACTATTGTGTTCAGCAATCATTGATGCCAACAGTGTGATTTCTATCATTTGGATGAACGATGTGTTAATATTAACACATTTCAATTATTTAGTCAAGTTAACACTTTGTTAACTTTTATCGTTCATTTCTTTGAAAGACAATCTCATTATGGTGTATATGTACCAAGAGACAATTATGACAAGTATTGCTACCATAATAACAACTCCCCATACTATCATTTCTTAAACACACCTAACTTTGCTAATGCATATACAGTCAAAGATGTCCAGAAAATAACTTCTAATGCAATGTTATCCATTTATAAAACAATTATTTTTTTCTCTACCTTCTACATACTTTTCTAGCACTTCTAACCTATCGTGCTGTTTAGAAATTGCATCTATTTCCTGTGTAACAGCATCCATAATATTTGAATGCTCACCAATACCAACAGGATTGTGTAAGTAAACATCAATGTTGACTAGATGTTTTTTAATTTGTCCGTTCGCTTCTGCTTTAAGAGCAGCGATCATTCTAGATTTCATAATAGTTATTCGCCTAATCTATGTATAACAGGTTTTTCATTCCTTAGAATGTTGTATAGTTCAATGTTTTCAGCACATGACACAGGAAAAAATTCAGCATTAGGATCAAACCCATCATATCTTTTTGCCTGATTAATTACTATAGATCCACTTTCTCCTGATTGTGATCTATGGTATGTACCACGAGGTATGATTAATGCACCACTGTGCACATCTAAACGAACAATGTGGTATGGATATTTCCATGTAGTGTTGACTAACTCAAAGGTTCTTTCTCCTGATACTACTCTGTTGTAATCATCTTGGAACCCATGAATATAGAATTGTTTTGCTCCTACACAATCATCTGGTGGTGATGTAGCAGCACCTGTATGTACTACAAGGTCACTAGCATTTGATTCATCTACAGAGATGTCATAGAAAATAACATCTTCTGTCTCACGAAACACACGGTGTTTCTTAAAATGTATATCACTCATGAGTTTTATAAAATCATTGAAACTAATGTTGATTTAATTTCCTGTTCAGTTATTTCTTTAGGAAAATTAATTTCTGTAAAGTTACCATCATATTTAATTTTCATACATGTGCTAGTAATTTCACAGAGTTCCACTTCTTGAAAATCTTTTATGTCTGTATAATTTTTTAAGTAACCATGAATAGCATCCATATGATCTTTATTCATATGACTGCATATTCTTTTACTTGTTTGTTCTCTTATTGTATTCACAAATTTATCGCCACTTTGTAAACGGTTTTGACTCTACAGCAATTTTATCTTTGACTTCAATTAACTTTGCTGTTTCTATTTCATCACTCTCATCTGCATGTGTATGATGTGTGACTTCTTTTAATGTTTTAAGATATTCTAAAACGTGTTCTCTTATCTCCATGAGTTCATCATAACAACCTTGATTATGTGCACAACCACGTAGATCATGATCTGGTTTCATTACTGACTCTGTGAATAGAGATAGTGCTCTATCGTATTTGATAGAAGAGGA